CTCACCCAAGTGTATGGTACTAAATAGTTAGATTATGGAAATTTCAGAAGAGAGAAAAACAGAGCTGTTTAGGCGTATAATGGACTGGTCTGACGATTCATTGGACTGGTTACAATTTTAACTTTCAGTAGAACTACAAGAGAGGAACAGAAGATGCCAAGAGAAAAGAATCCATTCGGAAAATCAAGACCGGTAGATAACCCCTACGAAGTTTGGGAAAATCCGCAGGGCTGGACTTGGCACGTACTCAAGAAGTACCAGCTAGAACGCAATGAAAAGCGGTATGCCCGTTGGTTCTGCGCGGTCAAATCCCCGCTAACCTACGGAAGTTGGGAATATGGCGACGTTTACAAATCCGAAATCATGGAGTTTGCTGTACGAACCGACATAGATTATGACGACAAACGCCCTATTGAGCCGTTAAGCGATAAGGAAATTTTGGGGGCTTTAGGGATATGAAATACTACACAATTCTGAAGTGGAATAATCTATCTTCTAAACCCAATAGAGTTACAATTGAAGCTACCTATGAAGGTCATATATGGGGGAGCGCGGCTTATGAGATTGTGGGCTATGCCAATACATACAGGCAAGCGCAAAAATTAGCAACGAAAGCAAGGAGCGAATAAAATGAAACTCGGAGAAGCCATAAAATTCGCAAAACCGGATTTATTTGAGTTATCAGAAGCCAGAAAGGATCTGTTATGCAAAAGGATTCTGGACTCAAGCACCGAAGCCCTGACGTATTTTTCTGACCAAATCGACTCAGAATTACAGGATCGTGAGATGAAACATTTAGATAGGGAGGAGGCATGACTACTGTTAGATGGCAAGACACACCACAAGGCAAAGCCATAGGAAGCATAATAGAATATCTTGTAGGTAATTTTGGGGGCGATGTTAAAAACCCTAAAGTAAGAAAAAAGTGGGAAAGTTTTTATATGCAAGAGCTTGATGCCGCTTCTTTAGGGAGTAAACTTTCTAAAGAATGGGTAAAAAGTTCTCAAATTCCAGAAGATAAATATAAAAATTCTTTAATAGACGACGAATCAGAAGAGGCAGAAGCAATACAAATGGCATTAACAATGCGGATAATGAGGACTCCCTTCTCTAAAAAAGACAAAGAGAAAATCCGCAGGAATGTTGTATCATGGATTATGTTCGCATATCCACCAGCAGAAGGATTTGATGTTAAAGGGTTCTTTAAGAGAGATGTTGAGAAAAGAAAGAAGAGGCTGGGAAAATCATACATAGAAGGGAAATGGCAATGAGATTAAAGAATCTAGCTGAAAAAGCGCACGATAGGAAAAAACTGAAGAATGCATCCGCAGGACTAATGGAGTTTCTCGGGGATTTTTTCAAAGAAGCAGAAGATAGGGGTGCTCGCGGTTATTTTGAGTGCGCCTATATGCTTGGGACAGTCTTTGAGGCTTACTGTGAGGTTAAAAATGCACAGCGACAGGTAAAAGAGAAGTTTGTTGCTGATCCTCACGATTCTGGGATTGATGGAGTTCCTGACCGCGAAATTGACTGGAAAAATACAACATCCGCATGGACATACAGGCAGGAGGGGTTACATGTCGAATAAATACGTTAAAATATCCCCCAGTGGCGAATTAATGGGTGAATCCTCACTGGTTCCACCCGACTACTGGGAAAAATATGAAGAAGAAGAAGAAGAAGAACTATTATTGCAACAGTGGCAGCAGTCAGAAAACGACAAAGAAACAGGTAGTTAGGGGTTATCTGTTATATAGGTGCGGCAATGGATAGGTTAGATCGCGCAATGAGAGTGTTGCGTAATCTGCCTAACCATGCTGTAGCTACGCAGAGAAGAACGGGTCAGGTTGCCGGTGACGATCTAAGAAACCGAGCAATGAGCGCAATTGAAGTAATAAAAAAATACAGGGGTGATAAGAGAAAGGTTGACAGGTGCATGAGGGAGGCGTGGCACATTTACCGGCGACTCCAGAACATGATCGGAAAAGACTTTTTTGTGGACAACAATAGTGATTATCCATATAGAACGGTATCACTTGCACCCGACATCTACTCGGGCGGTCTTGGGTTCAGGCATATCAATTGGGATGCAGAATCCATGATGGCGGTTCCGAGAAAGCCGGATGACTACAACCCATTCTGGAATCCCTCTTCTGGTAAAAGGGATGAGAATGGTTTATTATTAGACTTGATGGATTCAGACTATTGGGTATTCAAAGATGGTTGCAAAACTTTTAAATGAGGATGCGGTTTACGAAATAATAGTGGAGCTCTATGCAAAAGAAAGAACGATAAAAGATTTATCTCAAGAGTTTAATGTTTCGAGACAGGTAATTGCCCTGATAAACGAAGGGCGCGCCTACAAAATGGACTACTATAAGTATCCCATCAGGACGTACCAAGATTCTCTAATAATCAGGGAAAGAGATAAGCTAAAGAAAAAACAGGAGAAGCGGAGTGGAAATACAAGTTAAGGAAGATGAGTTAAAACCTTATCGGAAAATAACAGACGCACAACGGAAGATACGATCTGCCGGTGATTTTACTCAAGAGGTCATGGACTATTACATGTCCGGTGAGAAATTACAGGGCATACGACTGCCGTTTAAAGAGTTCGACAAGAGATTCAGGCTGAAACCTGACGAGTTGACGGTGCTAGCCGGCATCAATGGCGCGGGGAAGTCATTACTGGCATCTCAAATGCTTCTGCATGCCGGAGATCAGGGATATAAATCCCTTACAATTAGCATGGAAATGTCACCTAAAGCTATCCTTGCACGCCAGTGGAGACAAGCCTCTTTACAGGCGGAGCCTAGCCTAGATGCGGGTCTGGAATTCGCCAGATGGTCGCAGGACAAGCTGTACTTCTACGATCAGCATGGATCCGTGGATCCGAATACGCTGGTGTCGATCATACGCTACTCGGTAGAGAAGTTCGGGATTAAGATCGTGTTGGTGGATTCACTCATGACCATGAGCATGGCGAGTGACGATTGGAACGGACAAAAAGCCGTTGTTAACGCGCTTGCAAATGTGGCTAGAAACTGTGGAATTCATGTCATGCTGGTAGCTCATGCTAGAAAAGGAAACAGTGTGGAAGATCGGCTTGATAAGTGGTCGGTTGCAGGATCCGCTGATATTACTAACAGGGCTGACAACGTGATACTGTTTGGTAGAACGTTTAATACTGACCCTAATGATCCCGATGCATATTTCAATCTGTGTAAGGCTAGAAACTATGACAACGGTGAGCATGAAATGGACTTGCACCTATGCTTCGCATCCCTCAATTATTATTTGAAGGATGATCTACCGAAGGCTATCGGTGTATCGGATGAAATCAAGCCTAAAGGCGGTATAATGGGCGAACTTGAAAGGATGGCACTACATGACCCCTCAATCGGCAAAAGCAAAAGGTCGGAAACTCCAAAAGTGGTTTCGGCAGTTGCTAATTGACCAGTTAAACATCAACCCAGAGGATCTGGAAAGCCGGAGTATGGGAGCCGGAGGTGAGGATTTAATTATGTCATCTGGGGCTAGACAAATGTTTCCATATTCTGTAGAATGCAAGAATCAGGAATCACTAAACGTGTGGAGCGCGTTTGAACAGGCAAAAAAGAACTCGGGAGTTTACGAACCAATCTTGATTATCAAGAAGAATCGCAAAACCCCACTAGCTGTAGTAGATGCAGAACATTTTGTTCAACTTTCAATGGAGAAATAAAAATATGATAAGACGATCTATGGAGCCTTACGATACATTCGGCTCACTAATGGAAGAGATGTTTTCCCCGAAGTACAATAGAGTTATAGATCAGGTTGGAACTAAGGATAAACCATCTATAGTGACAAGGGGAGAGTGGGTTGAAAGAAAGTATAAGGCGTGGCGTGAAGAGGACGGCTCTTACCATGAACAGTTAATCGAAGAAGACGGAGAAAAATAAATGAAAAAGGTAGAGATAGCTCTTAAAAGACCATTTGATCCTAGTAAGCTCAAATGGCGTAAGGGTCAGGGCGGAAGCGGTGAGCTGGTTTATATAACCGCCCGTGATGTAATGGATAGGCTTGACCAAGTGCTTGGTATTAGTGGTTGGTCAACCAAATACGAGTGGATAGGTAACCGTATGGTATGCAAGCTGTCATGCGAAATACAAGGGGTTTGGGTAACCAAGTCAGATGGTGCTGACGACACTAACATAGAGGGTGCAAAAGGCGGGCTGTCGGACGCACTGAAGAGGTCTGCCGTACAGTGGGGTATCGGTCGTTATTTATATCACCCCAGCGCATTCGATAAGAATAAGAAACCGGCTGTGTGGGCAACACCAGAAGGTTTTGATGAATTGATGGCAAAGAGGGAGGGGAAAGAGGTTGAGCAATGGAAAAGGGAGTATAACGATGGGCTTCAAAACTGAATTAGGGGGAACCATATTCAGGCAGAAGTACGCCTCTAATGCCCACGAAACTTGGGAAGACCGAGCCAACACCGTAGTCAACTACGTCTGCGGGGACATGGATGGTCAGAAAAATAACTTAATGGCAAAGGATGACCGCGATCAATTAGCGCGGTACATCCAAGAGTTTAAGTTCATGCCCGGAGGAAGATACCTCTGGTATGCAGGGCGTGACGCAAGGTTCTATAACAACTGCTACCTATTAAGGCTAGAGGATGATAGCCGTGAGGAGTGGGCTGGGGTTACCCAGAGAGCCATGTTAAGCCTAATGACCGGCGGTGGAATAGGGGTAGACGTATCCATCTGTAGACCGAGTGGCAGACAATTGCGACGTACAGGGGGGGTGGCATCAGGCCCGATCCCTCTTCTAAACACCCTCAATGAAGTGGGAAGGAACGTAATGCAGGGCGGTAGCAGAAGGTCAGCACTGTATGGATCCCTTAATTGGGCGCATGAGGACGCTGTTAACCTGCTATCTGCTAAGAACTGGCATGAAATGCATCTGGGCAACCAGAAAGAATACACAGTGTCAGACATGAAGAAGCTGAACTTTAATTATCCGGCTCCGTTGGACATGATGAACGTCAGCCTAAATTACGATGACGCATGGCTCAAGAACGGTGTATCAGATGTTTTCAGACAAAACTGTAAACAAGCCATGATGACTGGCGAGCCGGGATTTTCTTTTAACTTTGGTGAGAAGCAGAACGAGACTCTTCGGAATGCATGTACAGAGGTGACCTCAGAAGATGACAGTGACGTTTGCAATTTGGGGTCTGTAAATCTAGCAAATATCGAAAGCATTGAAGAGTTTAAGGACGTAGTGGGTCTTGCCTCAAAGTTTCTTGTGTGCGGTTTAATTAGAGCGCACCTACCATACGAAAAGGTAGAGAAGGTAAGACAAAAGAACAGTCGGCTAGGTCTTGGGCTTATGGGTATGCACGAATGGCTGTTAAAGAGACAATATCGGTACGAGTTTACCGATGAACTTAAAAAATGGATGAAGGTTTATGAATCAGAAAGCACACGATCCGCAAACGAACATTGTGATCGACTATTTCTTAACCGACCTAAAGGATATCGAGCCATCGCACCTACTGGAACAATTAGCATCTTGTCTGGAACAACTAGTGGAGTTGAGCCAATCTATGCGGTTGCATACCGGCGTCGTTACCTTACAGAAGGAACCCGATGGAAGTACCAGTTTACAGTTGACGGTACAGCCGAACAGCTTATTAAAGGAGGAATCAGTCCCGATTCTATAGAGTCTGCTGTCGATCTGGCGGAAGACCCAGAGCGTAGGATTAAGTTTCAGCACGAACTACAGAAGTATGTAGATCATGCGATTAGTTCCACGATAAACCTACCGGCGTGGGATACCGAGTTTAATAATGAAAGCAAGGTAGACGAGTTCGCCGGACTGGTTCGTAAATACGCCCCCGGATTGCGCGGTCTGACGATCTATCCAGACGGTAGTAGGGGTGGACAGCCTATAGCCTCTGTGCCTTATGAGGAGGCTCACAGCAAGCGTGGAGTGGTATTTGAGGACAACAGTGAAGAGCAATG